CGAGCCGATTCTATGGAACCCACCTACTATTGCGTGAAGAACCCCGGCACGTGTGATGGGTCTTGCTCGATCTGTCCAATAAGCGAACCCGAGCATCTCTCGTTTCCTTTCATGGACGACAAGCCTCAGACAAAGGCAGACGACAAAGTACGTCAGCCATCTCACTACGCTAAGTGGCCCATCGAGCCGATCACGTTCGTGATGCGGAACAAGATGGAGTTTTGGCGCGGCAACTTGATTAAGTACGCGGCTCGCGCTGGTCATAAGAAATACGATCACATGTCTGAAACCGAGAGCGAGATCGTCGATCTGGAAAAGGTTAGACGCTACGCAGAAATCAGGATTCGACAGCTCAAGGGCGAAGTGGACCTCACTGCATGATCACATGCGAACTGTTGGGAGACACAGCTATCTTCACTGTGCTCGACAAGAACGCTCAAATTGAAGACCTCGAAATATCCGCAGACGATGGGTCAGACAAAGTCTTTGTTCGCCAACAGTGGGAGAACGCAGACAAAGCCAACGTCATCGTCCTCAGTCCTAACCAAGCCGCAGCCACCGTGAAGATTCTCACGGCTTTGCTGGTTGGCACAGAACTAGAAGATTTCTGACATGCCCTCGACATCACCAAAACAAGCACGGCTCATGGCCGCTGCTGCACACAACCCCGCTTTCGCCGCCAAGGTTGGCATCCCTGTGAAAGTTGCTCGCGAATTTAATAAGGCCGATTCAAAAACCGGCATCCTCCGCAAGAAGCGCAAGAAGTAACTTTACACAGGGGTTCCATGTCGTTCAGGTCCAATGCCAATCCAATGTTCCGGTCTCAATTCTCGGAGACCATCTTTAAACAAAAGTACGCTCACGAAGGATGTGAAACGTGGGCGGACCTTTGTCGAACCCTCGTCGAGGATGTGTGCTCCGAGCACATGACCAAGACCGATTGCGATCAGCTCACAAACTACATGCAGGATTTGAAGTTCATTCCCGGTGGTCGCTATCTTTATTACGCTGGTCGAAAGGCTAAGTTCTTCAACAACTGTTACCTCCTGCGGGCCGAAGAAGACACGCGCGAGGATTGGGCTAACCTGAGCTGGAAAGCCGAAAGCTGCCTGATGACTGGCGGTGGCATTGGCATCGATTACAGCGTTTACCGTCCGAACGGTGCGCGTCTAGGGCGCACAGGCGGTGTGGCTTCTGGGCCAATTCCGAAGATGCTGATGATCAACGAGCTTGGCCGCAACGTCATGCAGGGTGGTTCTCGCCGCTCGGCAATCTACGCTTCGCTAAATTGGAAACACGGCGACGTGATGTACTTCGTGAAAGCGAAGGACTGGCACAGCATGAAGATTGGTTCCACCGGCTCAACCCTGTGGGACGTAAAGCAAACCGATTTCAACTTCCCTGCCCCGTTGGACATGACCAACATCTCCGTCAACTACGATACTTCGTGGTTGCTCAATTACTGGGAGACTGGCGAGGTAGGCGAAGTGTTTTTGAAGAATGTTGAACAGGCGCTTCAGACTGCTGAACCGGGGTTCTCGTTCAACTTCTTTGACAAAGAAAACGAAACGCTACGCAACGCTTGCACCGAGGTGACCAGCGCTGATGACAGCGACGTGTGCAACCTTGGCTCTCTGAACTTTGGTCGCATCGAAGACATATCTGAATTGCGCGATGTTGTCTCACTAGCGGTACAGTTTCTCTTGTGTGGCACACTGAAGGCACAACTTCCTTATGACAAGGTCTATCAAATCCGCGAAAAAAACCGTCGCCTTGGCCTTGGCGTCATGGGTCTACATGAGTGGCTTATTAAACGCGGTTCGAAATACGAAGTTACACCGGAGCTACATAAGTGGCTGTCGGTTTACAAAGGTGTATCGAATGACACGAGTAATTCTTTTTCTGCTCATCTCAGTGTTGGCCGCCCTGTGGCTGTACGCGCTGTCGCTCCTACAGGGACCATTGGCATTCTTGCTGGTACTACAACTGGCGTTGAGCCTCTGTTTGCAGTTGCTTACAAGCGGCGATATCTGAAAAACAGCAAATGGCATTACCAGTATGTCGTTGACTCGGCGGCTCAAGAACTCATCGATCTCTATGGCGTTAAGCCCACAGAGATTGAAAGCGCACTTGACCTCGCAACATCTGTCGAACGGCGCATCAAGTTCCAAGCTGATGTTCAGGACTATGTCGATCAATCAATTAGCTCAACAATCAATCTCCCGTCTTGGGGTAGCAAGCTCAATAATTCTGATACTGTCCGTGCTTTTGCTGACACTCTAGCAAAGTACGCACATCGTCTCCGTGGCTTTACGTGCTACCCAGACGGTGCTCGTGGCGGACAGCCACTTACTGCGATCTCTTACACAGAAGCCAAGAACGCTCTCGGTGAAGAGTTTGAAGAAGGCGTGCAGACGCACGACATCTGCGACATCACCGGAAAGGGAGGTTCGTGTGGAGTTTAATACGCAGCGTCTTCCATTCGTCGATGACGCGCTACTTGAATATTTGGAACGCCTGCACCCAGATCAGGCACCAGAGCCGTCAGACGACTCTAGAAAAATCTGGATGAACCGTGGGGCGGTGGGTGTCATTAGACACCTCCGTTTGCTCCATCAAGAACAACGAAAAAATATGTTAGGAGAATAGCAATGTGTTTTGGTGGTGGCTCATCCGCCCCTGCTGCCGCT